GGGGGGGGGGGGAACCGTTCGGGTTCATGTTATCGCATCATTGTTAATGATGCTTCCCACTTTCAAATAATCTAAACGTGTACTTGTGCAATTTCCCTTCTTTGATTAAGTGCAGTAATTGATGTAAGGTACCTTCAACTTGGTCTGGGTGCATGTCATATTTGTGTCCAGCTGCGGTTAGGGCACAATGATAATTATACCATTTGACAGGCTTAATAGGCAATTCTAGCTCTCTGATCAAGTTTCGGACTTCAGGTAAATCACCTAACATCATTAGATAACTAGCTTTCCTCATGATGATATTATTATTGGTACATTCATGCACTCCATTAGTCACCTCATACCTAAATTTCAATCGCACGAAGTCGGGACACATTTCGGCTTTGCATTGTGGCAATTTAGTACATAGCATACTACAAAAAGTCCCATAGTTGCTATTCCATGATTCTTTGCTTTGCATATTAAACATGGTTGCGATGTCATTCTTCAAATGGTGGTAAGAAGGTTTATGTTTGAACACTAGACACATATCATCTCCCAAGAACAGACCAACTTCCAAAGTATTCCAGTGTTTGTGTATGAATTTAGCGTGCACTTGCATGTTAGTTAATACATTCCCAATGGCAGTTGTTGCTTGTCCTGTTAATCGCATGGCTTGGCCTGTGCCCCAATAGTTATCTGATTTGAACATCCATGTTTCATGCATTTCTCTCCATGAAGCGATTACATTTGCGTGTACTCCTAACATATCATAAATTATCATCTCAGCGTCTATAATTGGTTTGTCCGTTTGTCGGTCTTGTTTGGTTAAATCATTCTCAAAGAACCCAGCTACAGAATTGCATAGTCTTAATCGTGCTGATAACTCATCTGGCCGCAAGCCATCGGCATATACAATTTTGTCATGCAAAATAGCTTTCAACCGTCTTTTTGCCTCCACGAATACACTAGTGTACACTGCGCACACAGCCTTACGTTGCCAAACAATTATACGTGCCTGCTGTTGTCTCCAGTAATCTATGGGATTATCTTTCAACAACGATTCCAACTTAAGATGTACATTGACATTACTTATGTGCTTGACACACAACTCACCAGATAACAACTGTAACAACTCCTTAACAATCTTTGGACAGTCCTTGTTATCATCAATCCATTGTTCAACGTCTCTTCGTTTGATGATCAGTCTTTCACACTGGTACTGATTAACAATTGCTCTCCAATCACTACGGAAATATGTGTTAGCTAGATCTATAGCCACTTGTTTCGGTGCTGGTGTTATCGTACGTATGAATGCCACCGATTTAAGTCTACCTATAATACTGCGACCTTCTTCGAAGCATACTTTAGTGAGCACAGCTCTAGAGCGTATAGGATATTTTGTCAGTGCTACTTTCTCCACAGTCTTAATCTTAGTAGGTATTTCCCTCATCTTAATTGTGCAATGATTGATTGGGCTGTATAGTGAAAGCCAATCAGTTAAATCATTGTTAGACCACAAATTAATAGCATTGAAATCTGGCAGATCGGATAAAGGTTCTAACACGGTGCCAGTATATGTGGATGTGTATGGGGCGATGTAAACATTCATTATTCCTGGGTCACTATCCTTTGTAGGATGATAGTCGTATTCCACTGGGTCATGAATCCATAAATAATTCATACACATCACATCTTCAAAAGTTGATACACGAGTATATTTCTTGTTGGCACTGGTTGAAGTCAAATTCCACCAATTCCCTGGTTTACTTAATTGTTTCGATTTAGGATCTTGCCATGAGTCCCTGTCATGGTCTATAACTGGTTGGTTAATAGTTGCCCCACCATGCTTTACCTTTCTGATTAACAAATATATTGCAGGGAATATGAGCTGCTGGGCTTGAGTCTTGAGAGCTATTAAATTCATTTCTGGGGTATCAGTTAATAATTTGACTTCAAGCGGGGGTCTGGATATATGCAAACTGCACGGCAAATTACTAAACATTTCATTGATTTGCGAACTGATTATGCTATCATGTTCCCTTAAATTCATTAAAAGACCTTTAAGAGTTTCAGACGTTATCTCCTGATCTACAAAATTTTCATCAATATGCAACCGCCTGACCAACTTTCGGTCTTGCCTTTTAAAATTAATGTCAAGAAATTTGACCTGATGATCTGTGGCTGCTGATTTAAGCAATACATTGTTTCTATTATGCAGTATACCATTTAGATATTGACACATTAAATTTGCGTCTTCAAAATTCTCAAATTCACAATTGTAGTATAGCTCAGCGTTGATCAATACTAGCCTATTAATTGGTTCATTGTAACTAATTAAAAACTGGTCAAGAGTTACTTCTCGTTTACTGTGAAATTTGACTTGTAAGGCCTGCTTCAGTATAGACAATTCATCGTGCATGTGATGACTCCTATTATCATAACTGCTAACTATGACACTGTACTTTGCAAACGTATTATGACTCATTCTTTGACTGCGTGGAACCAGAAGATTCCTATAGCAGTAATCTACAGTTTCTTTATTTAAACTTATTTCATCAATATCATATGTTATCTTGGTTGCAGGTTTCTTAGATTCAATCAATGTTTTATGTAAATTGACAAATATCAATTGTGACGGTAAATCCGCGGATGTATGTATTAGTAAGACATTATCCATTATATTGAAAACCACCACCTCCCACTTGTTGGTACCAGTTACAATAGCCAAGCTCAAAGGCTTGTCTGGCATCATCATGTCGGAGAAGTAAGTACTCCTATGTTTATGAACAGGTAACCATACTACGTTTAGGTCGCCTCGACTCATTAAATGTTGAAGATTGTCTAATCTTAACCTAATGTTGACATCTCGTCTCACTATCTCTTTTTGTAAACCTAATAGCATGTGAATGTTAATCATATGTGAATAACTTAACTTGTTATCATTAATTGTGCGTATGATGCGGGAATGAATTTCATCAGAATTAACAACTCGACTTAATGTTGTTAGGTATTCTAAATTGTTAATAACTGTGACATTAACAACTTGACAATGATGATTAGCCCCTGTCTTCTTAATACGCAGCGTCACTGTCGGAGACTCAAAATATTTGTAGACGTCTAATCTAACATCACTTTCTACTATCGCCAGGTTCAAGCCCAATGATAATATACCATTCACTAAATCGGCCTTGCTACAACCAACACCAAGCAACAATTGCACACTACGATCTTTACATAATTCTATGGTCTTAAAGGCCTTAGAATCAAAAATGTATTCCATACAAGCTCTGATGCAATGAGAAGTAGTAGGGGGATCATAAAGGATGGAGTAATTAAAATCACAACTTCTAATGTAACCAATACTATTTAGATCAACTTTTAAACAGTGCTTGACCCCATCAAAGTCAAATCTCATTAAAGCTCGACTGCAATTGTATTCTGTTAACGTATAAATATTATTATTAATGTTGCTGCTCAATACAACATTATCCAATTTCTCTGATAGCATACTTATGTTGAAGTTGTCACGTGCTCTATTGACTTTAAACTTACTTGATAGGGTTAACAATTTAGGTAATTCTAATTCATAATTTTCCTTGTTGATCACACCTCCGTAACCCAATTCTTTGACCTTATTAGCCCAGTAATGCTGATCTGCTATAATTGGGTAAATAATCGGTGTTATGTCATTAGCAAGTGCCTCTGTTAGCGTGCCAATTCCTCCATGGATTATGCAGCAATTAACCATCTCTCGCACATTTGCATAATTGACACTTTTTGTTATTAACACATTGCCTCTGTAATCTGTCAGAAATTGGTTGATGGTGGTTCCGAACTTAGCTCTATTAGTACCATCATGGAAGATCACTTTGTAACCCTGCTTGATACAGATCAATAATATCTTGATTATCAATTGTGTATCCACTCCAATATTACAACTTCCAAATGACACTAACACGGCCTTACTATCGAAATTGGTTTTAAAATTCTCATCAGTGTAATAATTAAGCATAGTTAAACTTCCACAACAAATCACGTTTGATATGTCATTAATTGGTAACAATTCAGCTGGACAACATACCATAGGGGTTAACTCTTGATAAGTTCCACTTTGATGCTCTGGCAAATTAAGATCGACCCTAATTATTGTATCAGATAAATTGACAATCCATTTGGCTACATTGGTTTTAAATTTATTCCAAGTAGACTCTGGTTTGTCCCCGACTATCCACTCGGGTGGAAAAGGGTTCAACATTACCCATGAGGCCAAGGAGTTAGATTTCATAGCTTGTATAGCTGGATATAGAGGATTATAGACGTACAACTTGATATTGTGACTCTTATATAGGGTTAAAATTTCTATAGTTTCTTTGGCAATATTCCGCATTAAATGATAACCTAGAATAGAACTTGTAATCTCCTTTTCATACAATAAATTCATAGCGATTCCCATCACATCCTCACTCTTGATAGAGAGTCCATGGAATCTGCGACCCTTGACTAACACTTCATGATCTTTGTGACTGATTAGTAATGGGTAGTTACCATGGCCTGCTAAGTAATCATAACACACCAAATATGGTATCATATCACCAGTACTCCCAAGGCATAATAGTACACAATTCGTCTTTTGATACAAACTGGCTTTGGGTGGTAAGTTGATTGGTAAACTGGGTGCGTTAAAAATTATTCTCTCCATTGTCTTGATGTTGTATTTAACAGGCATGTAAGTTAGCAATTTAGATAGTAAGCTACCTTTAGTTATAGTTTTATAGTTCATTCCGTTGTTAACAATTGCTCTGGTGCTACCAATGAACTTGTACAGACCAATAGACAGGGTTAAGTCATTAATGGTTGTATTGGCCACGGTGTTCCAAAATTGTAACCAATCTTTTAAATTATTTTTATGCCATATAGTTAGTTTTGCTTCATCGTCACAAATACAATTGACAGAATGTAAATCTGTCAAATGTAATGCAATCTTTTCAGTTATATACACTCGTAAGTACTCTCGCAGGTTGATGTTAACTGCCCCACTACAATGTGTCACTAAATCCTGTCCGTATTTTTCGGCAAGATAAGACATAGTTGACCGATTAAATTTGTACGTATTCATGTGCATATCTAACGTAATTTCATACCATTTCCTTAGTAATTTATTCTCTTGGGTGGCTACCAAAAACCAACTTTCATAAGTTTTATTCTGATCTGACCTGGAGCACAGACTAAATTGGAAAACTCCACTGTCGTGTTCGCATGCCAATTTGCAGTATTCCTCAATATCAATTTCTATTATTGTGGATGCATCAATCCATACGCCAGAAAATTTACTTAATAAATAGAGTCTCAGCAAGTCAGATCTAAAAGCAGCAGTGCTATGCATGAAGCATTCAAACGTTTCACCCTTTACTAAGGATTTGATCATGTTGTCGTCAATTAATACCAATCTGTAATTCGGATTGTTATTTGCCATTGAGAATATACATTGACTAACGAATTTAGATGGGTTGCCATCGGCCCAGTAACACCATATGATACGTTGTACAGATTTACCGGCATGATTCAATATGGTATTGGTTGGTGGTTTAATTTTATAATAATTGTTACATTGGACATCATTGGCTTGTTCATTGACAAAGTGTTTCCCACATTCTATACTCCAAAGGTATTTGATATCATTGAGGTTTTCCACCCCTTCATAATGACATCTTTTGAGGAATTCTTCTTTCTTACTGTGATTTTCATTCCAAACTTTTTCTATATGTTGTTGTTCCAATTCAATGTAGTTTGGTCCAATGTCGTTTATTAACGGGTTGTCTGGACCTAATTCTGCAGGTGCGTCATGGAACTCATCGAAATCTGATTCAACGATATTAGATGGGTTTTCAGGGAGGTTTGATTCCGTAGGTTTGTTTTCACCACTTTGCTCCACATGTTGTTTTGAGCTAATATTAAGATTCGCTTGTTGTTCTGAGTCTTCCACCTCATCTTTGGGTTGTGCCTCATAAATGGTTCGTGATGATAACCAATAATCATCAGGGTCATCTCCTCCATCATCATCATTATAAAACGCAGCATAATGATCAGATTTGAGTAAATCATATTTAATGATGTGTGGTTTGTGCTCTAATAGTTGCCAACCAAAATCCACATCTGTCATTTTGCAATTGCAAAACACGTTATTCACCTTAAGTCTCTCCTCGATTGCAGATAATAGAGTCTGCGCAATATCTTCTACTAACTTACCAACTTTACCCATCATCGATATCACACCTGGCAGTAATTGACTCACAAACTGTAGCACAAGTGGGTTATTGGAAGCCATATTAATAGTTTGCACTAGGAATTTAAATTTGTAATTGTAACCTCGGTGTATGTATAGGGCGTACCAGGCAGTGCTGAGTAACACTGGAATCTCTGTACCATACATGTCATGCATACTCTTGTCAGTTATAATTTGTGTTGTTTCTAAAGAACGAGCGTAGGCCAATATTGATTCCTCCGAGTCATCTCCTGTAGCCAATCTCATCAACATACTCCTCAACAACTTTTCGGATATACGAAGGACTTTATCGTGTAATAAAACTCCGGTTGAAATTATGCTAGATATGTTTGTGTTAACCCATGGCACTGTTATTGTTCTGTAACCAGTGGCTGGCTGCATACTCCCTATACATCTATTGACGTAATTGCAAGTAGGGAATTGCCTCTTGACTATCAACAACAGCTTGTGATCCATGAATTCTGATAGTACGTTGATCTCATAGAAGGTTCTCGTAATTGGATCTACAAACATAGGTGCTCCATTTCTAGCTCTATTAACAAGGGAATTATTCACCTTGACTGAATATTCTGCACCTCGATACATAATTGAGTTATTTCCATGCCATTTGATAAATTTACTTCCACTGGAATTGGTTGCAGGTACCCACCCAATAGTACTAGTAGATTTATTTAACAACTCTAGTAACTCATTCTCTGGTATTTGGTAAAGGGATAGGCCAAGTAACAATCGATCCACAGAATGCTCTTCATCCCAATTAGTTTCATGTTGGTCGTGAGTCTTATTCTTGACAAACCTTGCTTTTAAATCATGAAACTCCGGTAGTTGTTCATTGTAATGATATTTGAATTGATCAGAATTTTTGGGCAATCTCAATTGGACATAATACCTTCCACAAATTGCTACTCCTAATGGGAAAGTTCCCCCATAAACTATTAATTCTTCCGAACCTTTAATAGCTTTCCCAACGAAATTAATCAGGACTTGCTCCAATATTTGTTCGACATCTGATAATACTGTGTGGTAATTTGCAATGGATATAGTCAATTGAGGATATTTGTCAGTGATGTCATGGCGAAATAATTGATTGCAGACCCTGTTAACTCTTATTAGATCGTGAGACACCTTACCTAAGTGAGAAATGACCTTACCTAGTTCATTAACTGCATATTGGTATACTGGGGTTCGTTTTTGCTTGTGCAAAGACATTGGCATTAATAGACCTGGTATGTCCATCTCCCCTATGTCATTCCCTTTGATTTTGTCAGCCTCCTCTGATTGCTGGATGTCTTGTAATGCTTCTACAATAAACTCTTTGATCTCCAAATCTTTTGAATTTTTATGTATACTGATAAGACTTCCATCTTCTGAACACAAGGTGACATAACTCTTGAACCAACCCTGTTCCAGTAGAATCAGAGTTTTGTGATTAATGACAGACTGGTGATAATCAATTGCCCCTTTGATCTTGAGTTTCCTCATGAATTTATTAGTCTTGCTGACATTCCTTAAATTATTGCCGTAGCATTTTGGATTCTCTGAAAAGGCTAAGGCGTTAAGCATCCAATATTTAACTTGTGTCAGCCTCTCAGTGGCTTGCCAGTATGTGGTAACCAGATTACCTTTAATAACATCCAGCCATGTGGTGCCATTATGAGGTATTAAATGAATATTGGGTAGTTCTAATTGCATCCATATCAAAATGTCATTCAATTTACAGGGTGAAGCGGAAAAATTGTAAGTTATAGTGCGGGATGTAATGGCTTGCCATGCGTCAGTTATGTAGATCCACTCATCATCGATTTGCATTTTGCATCCTGCGAATAGTGGGCAACCTGAAGTTTTAGTGATTGTTATCAAGCCATCATTCAGGGGCAAGGTCAGTGTACCATCTTTGGTCTTATCTACGATCCACAATAATTCTCTCAACTTGCAAGCAGACTGTGTACTCAAGGTTACCTTATGAGTTTTGGCCATACCAGTTCTACTTAACAACCTCTCCATTGGGATCTTGACCTGTTTATGTAAATTGTTGTTAATTAAAGATTTAATCATATTGGAGGCCTCTATGGTTATATTTCCACCTTTGTTAGTGACTTTGGCAAGTAACATGCCGGCCTTGGTGGCTTCACATATCACAGCAGCCCCAAGTTTCTTATATTTAAGGTTGACACCTTGTTGCTCCAAATCCAACTCATTCAATAATTGAATGTCATGATCAGATAACTGATGCATTGAACTTATAGACAAATGAGTCACTGCGTCTATGTTAATAGGACTGTCATCACTTCGCACAATTACGTCTTCTACCGCCAACTCGGTGAATTCAATAACATTTTCATCATGGTATTCCCTACCACCTACTTGACTCAATAAATCGTTAACGCTATTGGGTTGGCCGAGCATGTGACTAAATATTACTATATCACAATTGTATTTAGCTCTTGTTAGAGCGGCGTTAAGATACCTAGGGTCGCTGTTAAGGTCCCATTTTCCAGTTTTGTCAGCTTTGAGCACTACCAATGAAGAATTTACTTCTTGGCCTTGGAAAGAATGGGTGGTAACTACTGGACTGGCACTGCCGAGCAAGTTGGTTATGGCCATTTTGTTATAGTTGTAGGGAGTAATGACCACGTCGTACTGTTTCCTGTTGTATATATTGGATAGTGTTCCAAATTGTTCAGGATCCAAAATGGTTACAGAGAAGCTTGTCCTGTGATCACTTCCTTGTAACAAACCCGGCTCCAGTGGTTTAATAAATTCAAACAAACCAGTACCTATGCGATAAGTAGTAAATTGCTCAGTTATATTGCTAGCTTTGATCAATTTATCTATATTCACTACATGCCTGATTCCTGGTGAACTGCTCATATCCACATTCGCTATTTGATTTTTGGCGCCGAACATACTTAAGGTAGTACCTTTAGCACACAACAGTAATATAACTTGCCATGGCACCAACATTGCTTCGTCTATGTACAATGTGCTAGCAGTTGTAGCATGGCTGTACAGGGCCTTTTCTACTGTCATGACGCGCACTTTGTTTTTAATCTTGGATTTCAATGATTCAACAGATGTGCTAGTCATTGCTACGCACAGATCATTGTCGCTACATTTAGCTGCTATAGCAGTTGATTTCCCAAAACCTGCTGGACCTAGAGTTAAAGTCGATTTGTCCAATATAGATTGGAACTCAGACATACTGATTAGAGGTCTACAACAAGCTACTAGTGCTCTGATGCAGCTGCCATATGATTCCTTTAATTCAAATAATTTCGCTTGTGTGGATACGATGAACTTAGTGTCTATAGTAACTTTAGTCTTGTCAATACCAAGCACTGAGGCCATGATTAACTTCTTTCCGACTCTTAGTATAACTTTATCCCACAATTTTAATTTTAGGTGAACTCCATCTTCTGGTATAAAAATGTTGTTGGCCATCCATGGACTAACTCTTCCATTGACTGTTTGCTTAATCATTGTGGCATCCAACTTGTCTTCACATGCCATTATTCTACGCATAGACCGCAGGACTTCACTCACCATATTCACTCCAACTTCCTCACTAGTAGTTGGCAAATTGGCATCACTGTGGTACATTTCTGGGATATTCAGTTGTGAAAATTCTCCTTTTAAAGCTAAACTAATACTGTTAGATAAGGATTCTAAATATGCAGGCACTCTCAAATATATGGAATTCTTGTTGATATTGTGGACTTTAAATTTTTCGTTAGTGGTTAGATACCAACTGTCACCTATTTTTATGCATGACAACTTGGAAACATTAACGACTGGATTTGTGGAGTCAGTGGCGTAGTAGTACACTGCCTCACACTTAATGTTCTCAGTTTTAGTGATGGAAGTTGGGAAGTATAACTCTGAAGGCTCAATACCACATGAGATAACTATGTCTTTCCGACCTAATGTGTCATAATCATTTTTATGACAGAAATATTGATTAGTGCATTTAACTCGTCTAAGGTTGCAAGCAGAAAAATGACCAATGTCGTCCGGATGGTCAGAGTTAACTAACACCATGCATGCAAAGCTGTCACATCCAGAATCGTATTTCATGACTTGAACATCACGATCAGTTTTCAGAATTATATTAAGCTTGTAGTGCTGAGCTATAACATTAATGTCTCCGTCAGAAAATGGAGGTTTCTTTCCTGTGATCATTTGAAATTCACTCATAGTGATGTCCAAATTCGTTGCCAATCTTAATGCATCATAACCACAAGATAAATCATCAGTATTAGGTATGGCAGCAGGAGTGCCGACAACTTCAAAATCATTAGGGTTAAGTATATTGATACCAACTAAAATGTGGGACATAATATATAGATACCCTGTATGATCGTTGCGTTCTGCCTCAAAATTGACAGGGTTGAGGACGTGAGCCAGAAATTCTTCTCCCAACTTTAATGCTACACTCAGGTAATCTCCCATTTCTAAGTCAGCATTAACCTTAGACTTCACTGATTCCAATTGTGTGTTTAATTTGACATGTTTTGGAACTTTTAATGGTGTTTGTTTGAACCATTTCATCCTTGCATCCTCAGCGTCAATTGATTCAATCGTTTGGATGAAACTCAACTGATCTGCTACGTGTGGAATTGAACCGGTATCTTCAGTGGGGATTTGATGAGAAGGTTCTGTAATTTTGTTGGAGTCAGCCAGGATTGGGATGGTAGAGGTTTGGACAGCTGGTTGTGACTGCTCTTCAGTTGATTCCTTATTACTTATAATTCCAGGCCATGGTTGTGATTGATTGGCTACTGTGCTTACGGCTATAGCACCTTTGTGACTAGCTTTGATTGATTTGACAACATCTACAGCACTTTTAATTGGCTGATCTCGTTTATAATCTTCAAAAGCTTGTACGAATCTATCTAGCATTTTGTCCTCTTTTGGTACTTTTAAATCTCTTCCGTTCACTTTTAAGGGTGCAATTCGTTTCCTTTGAGGTTCGTCTATCACGTCTCTATGTAGCCATTCCATTACAGTGTTATCATGTGGCTTTGGTTGGCAGCACTCACAATAGGGATTAGTGCAGCTCAAGCCACAACATTTGCAATACGCCTTGCCTGTCTGGATTTTATGTTTGCAACTTTGGTTGTGGTGTTTACATGCATCATGGAAGCTGTCAGGGATAGTTGCATCATCCTCTTGTACATTAATTACTTTTAGCTGCTCTACAGAATAATCAGTTGCCAACTTCAACAAATTGTCCCAGAATTGGTCTTTGCATAAACCTTCTACCCAAGTACTGATGTGACTGTTCTTAAGTAATTCAATCAACATACTACTTGTTAAACCAGTACTAGCACTCATATAATCCATGAAGCACCCAGTTATGACGATCAGTAATTTTTCAGATATAAACTTGGTCAAACCTCTCAAAGGTCCCAAGAGCTGACTCCATTCTGTGTATTTAAGGGAATTACTATAGTCCAATTTCATAATCATCATACATATACGTGACAATATAATATGTATGTCTAGTAACTCATATTGCACAGATGGGTTACTAATAGTTTTATTATGTACCACAAATTTCCTTAGCGCGAAACCTACTGAGTACTCTTTTAATCCTTCATGTGACATCTTACCAGATAGATTTCTGATACACAAGGCTCTAAACAATGACGGATTAATATTAACTTGCATAGGTTGGAAATTCAACCCAACCCATTTGCCTAATAACCTCTCTGGACTGGGTAAATTGACGGTGACTGTTAATTCATTATATGTGTTGATTTTATTCAAAGGTAAGGCACTTAGTTCATCGTATGGTCCCGTGATCATTTTGAGTTCCAATAATTCTAAATCAATCACTTTACTAATCATAAAGTACTTTCCGCCTTGTACTATAATGTTACTATTAGATAATGTTACAAAAGTATCAGTCTTAAAAATTAACGGACATGGGTTGCCATCCAAAAACAATTCTAATGATTCACCATCCCCATTGTATTTCCCGGTTCCATCTGCCATAGTTTTGGTAGATGTTAATTTTGGTATTATAAATCCCAATTGACCTTGTTTTTCCGTGATAGCTAATAGGTATGATAAATTGAGACCACAAGTCATTATGGACCCAAAAATGACGCCTGGCTCATGGTGTTGGCACTGTGTGGTGCAGGTGCATTCTTCTCCATTATCTATTGGGAACATTCCATCGTATTTGTACCATTGATGGTAATTTTTAATTCTATTGTGCGGTAATATATCCCCCAGGCTGTAAGTTGCGCATTCTTTAAACCTAGATAAACACACAGTCGTCAGTGCAGAGACTTCTAGAATTAATTCTGGCTTAATAGAGTTGTAATTACTATAATGCTTGAATTCACAAGCATCTAATTTTGCTCTAATACTAGACTTCATGATTTCTGTAGTGTCATGGCCACAAGGAATGATCTTACGATTCAGGTGAAAGAAATATTCATGAATCATTTGCATGTCATGATTTCTTATTAATTGTCTCTGATCTAACTCTAGGTCATCGTATACGTCTCCATAACCACTCTTAAGTAATTCATCCAAATTACCTCTGATGACGAACATCCAGTCATACACAGTTTTAATTAAATTGACAAAATTAAGAAATAATCCAACGACACCTAAGTTGAGGTCTCCCATACAATGACAACATCTCCATTGCACTTCACATTGGCCACCTCTGATTTCAGTGCGCATTTCATCGTGTTCCACTAAATCTGCTTCGTAACCTGAAGGGAATTTTTTGTCTATAATTGAATAGTGACCTTTGTTTGGGTGGCCTTCATAATGTGAGTATGTGTTAATTTGACCGCACAACTGACAAACTTTAATAGGGACCATTCCACAGGGAACAACATCGTATTTATAACTTTTACCAGTATTGGTTCTAGTAATGTTACTCATAGCATCTGGCCTTGCTTTACAATTGGCCATAATGTAATTCTCGATTCCACCAAATTTGTTCATTTCAGCTCCAATTAATTTGAGAAAATCCTCCGTACAATTGCCCTCACCTTCTACAATAGTTAAAGTCTGATCTTCAGACCACATATAATCTTCGAATTTATTATACCTCGTTCCCCCATTAAGAGGTGTAATGTAAGAGTGTTTAATGTTTCCTTTAATAGTGTTCAGGGAAACGCTGGGGTCTTTCATTAAGCCCATGCCCATACAGCATACTAAATAATTCAATTTCCCAATTATCTTTGGATCCAGATCACAGACAGCTATTTTGTCTTCTAGTGCTGACATGAACATAAAACCCATAGTCAGATCTTCCTTCCTTGCTGGTAATGAAGCCAACCTGTTCTCATCTATTAATTGTCTTTTATGGGACCTGAACAATTTTCTTATTGATCTAACGTAAGGGTTCGCGTTCTGTTTAATCTGTCTATTTTTACTTAATCCTACCCAACCTAATTGCTTGATAGAAGGCTTGGTTTGTTTGGGTTGTGGTATTGGATTAATATATTGGCTGTGGTAACCTAATTTAAGTACTTTGTTAACTACTTTGCGTCTAGCATCTCCGTATGTATGTTTTCTTCGTTTAGATTTTAAAATTTGGGACCTCTTTCGAGGTCCCGTTAGTTTTGCCTGGTTATTTGAGTTAAGACATGTAATAAACTTTGGAGCCATTACTAGATTTTAAAATTTGGGACCTCTTTCGAGGTCCCGTTAGTTTTGCCTGGTTATTTGAGTTAAGACATGTAATAAACTTTGGAGCCATTACATACGGAGATGCTAGACGCAAAGTAGTTAACAAAGTACTTAAATTAGGTTACCACAGCCAATATATTAATCCAAT